TATTCTTTGGACATTATCTCCTACTTCTAGTGAGTTTTTTTGCCCAAGAACTCGAGTAAGGAAATCAAAAGCCAGTTGATTATTATATAAAGGTCGAGAATAGTTTTTCAATTAACATCCTAATTATAAATATTTTATAGTTGAAATATAAGTAGATAATTTTTAAATTATATACTTACAGTTTCACATGAACAATGAAAATGTATAGAATAACAGTAAATTAGAATGAATAAGTAATTGTAAGGAGTTGTACTTGATCCCTAACTTTAATGCGTCGGGTGTTTTACCGCCATACTTAGCAGATGATCCCATTCGGCCTGATAGTATGTCACCTTACAAAATAGGGTTGGCTGAATTTGTCGCTCATTTTGCAACAAGTCCTGAGAGGAAATTACTTTTGCGTGGTTTCCTTAACTATAGGTCTAAAATGAAAGGGTTAGGGTTTTCTTCAGGTTTTCAATGGATTGATGGTAGTTTTGTTGAAGATGTTGAAAAAATAAAAGGACGAGCTCCTGCTGATATTGACTTTGTTACATTTTCTGAGCTACCAGAAAGTATTCAATCAAAAGATGATTGGGATCAGCTATTTTATGAAAACCAAGATCTATTTGATACAGATATATCGAAAACAGAGTTTATGTGTGATGCGTATTATGTAAATATTAGAACAAATCCGATATCACTAATTAACCAAACACGATACTGGTTTGGTATCTTTTCTCATCAACGTTCTACATCTTTGTGGAAAGGTATACTAGAGATAGATTTTGATGAAGATGAGTCTGATGCCCTACGTTTTATTGCTGAAGGAGGTGATAAATAATGCCTCGTAAATTAGAACTAGATGGTTTAAAACTTGATATTACAGCGGTAGAAAAACTAATAGACGATGCTCTGAAGTATGGTGATTTTGTTGCTGAAAAATTATATCTAAGGAAGTTAGAAAAATTACAGAAAGAACTTATTAATCATGATAATGAGTTTGTGACAAATGCTAGTGTCGCTCTGTTTTTCGATGGTGATGCGGTGCATGGCTCTAAAGGTATTTTAGCTAGTTTTGCAGGACATTCGTTGGATAATTTTCAAGAATTAGTTAACAAAGTTTTCGCTTATAAAGAAAACGGTGAATTGGGCTCAAGAGGGACAATTTCCAATAAAGCTTCATCTAACTTGATGATTACTGGCGTTGCAAAAGGCTCATTTGGGTTCATTTTAGATGAGGTATCAGATCAGATAGAAATAACAGAAACTTCTTTGAAAGTTACTTTAGAAGAGGTTATTGAATTGATATCAGATACAGCATCGGCAGATGAAAACATTTTTGTAAGTAGTATAGAAAATATAGATCAAAGAATTTTACAATCACTTAAGAACCTTTTTATTACTTTGGATAAAGGTAAGTCTTGCTTAAGAATTGTAGGAGATAAAAAAGAATACCGTCTTGATAGTCACTCAATTTCTTTAGCCAGAAGACGAACAGAAGCAACAAAAATAGATGAAAATGAAGAAGCGAAAAATATTGTTCTTATAGGGCAATTACCTGAAAGTTGTAAATTTGAAGCGTTAGATAATGGAGTTCTAATCTCAGGGGTAACGTCAAAAGCAGCAGCTAAGCGTCTCCAAATGAAAAAAATGAATTCTACGATTAAAGTTAAAATGATTATAAAAACAGTAAGCTCTATTTATAGGTCAGATAAGACAGTGTATAAGATTACAGAAGTTTATGATTAATAATTGACATTATTCGCTTGATGCTGCAATATTCCCACGTTGCAGAACCTCACCTACTCGGTGGGGTTTTGTCGTTTTAGGATTCCATTAAATCCATAACCGTCCTTTGAGGCGGTTTTTTTATGTCTGAAATTCGCCTATGAGAGAGAAAGTTATTAGCTGGTTTGCTTACCTGTGGGCAGGTTTAACCGGTGTAGCCTCTGGTCTTTCCATGAACGAAATAGGGGTGCTCATCTCTATTTTTGCCACCGTATTTACCGCGTTTATTAACTGGTTTTATCGACATCGAACCCTTAAAGCCCTGCAAAACCATCCAGAGGTGAAGAAAATCTATGAGCAAATTGAAGAAGACTAGTGGTGTTATTGGCTGCTTGGTCGCTAGTGTGCTGGCGGTTGTTGCTGGTACTCATCACGATTTAAAAACCAGCCCTGATGGATTAGCGTTTATCAGTAATTTAGAAGGGTGTTCATCATCCGCTTATCAATGCAGTGCCGACCGTTGGACTGCAGGGTTAGGCCATACCAAAGGAGTAAAGCAAGGCGACAAAGCAACCACCGAAACTATTGCTGATTGGTACATTGAAGATATCAGCGCAGCGGAAAAGGTGGTTGATCGGCAAGTAACATTACCTGCTGGCCCTCAATACGATATGGCAGTGTCATTCGTGTTTAATCTTGGGGCTGGCAACTTTCGCAGTTCTACCTATCTCAAGAAACTTAAAGCAGGGCAGTTAACCGCTGCCTGTAATGAGTTTCCACGGTGGGTGTATGTGAATGGGAAAGATTGCCGGCTTGATAGCAGTCACTGTGCTGGCATCGTTAAACGCCGTTTAGCAGAGCAAAAGGTTTGCTTGTATGGCTATCAGTAAGCTCAAGCTAATCGGGGTTGTTGGTGTATTAACGGCATTATCGATATTGATATGGAGGCATTCACAGACAGTGCAAAAGCTGGAAGCGGCTCAAGCACTGGTTGTGGAACAACAAAGCAAATCAAACCAGTTAGTGGAGGTTAATCAGTCGATGCAATCTACCATTACCCGTTTAGAGCAAGCATCCCACCAAGAACGATTAGCCGCTGAACATAACGAGCGTCAACGTCAGCAATGGCAACAACGAGCGTTAAAAGCACAACGTCAAATCGATAAGGATATTGCTCATGAAAAGTGTGCTGATTTGCCTATCCCTAACGCTAGTCAGTGGTTGTACTACATCAAGCCCGCAAGTGGTGACTCAATACAAAATTGAATACATCAAACCACCTGCAGCGTATTTGATTAGCTGCAAACAACCATTTCATAAGCCGCCCATGACTTGGGGTGAAGCCGCTAAACGTGATCCGGTGTGGTTACACCATTTCTCGCTGTGCGCTGCACAAATTGAAAACCTACGCCGTTGTTATAACGACCCAACACACTGCGCGGCGTTACCTATTACAGAGGGAGAGCCATAACAAAAATTGAGAGTGCCATGAATAATGAAAAACGTTTTTGGAATACCACCGAACTTGAACAGTTTGGTAAACACCGTTCAACCATTCGTAAGAACTTAAAGGCGGCAGGGGTTTCTCCTGTCGCTTATAAGGGCAACACGCCACTTTATGATGTGGTGCAAGTCGCACCGTACCTATGCCAACAACCGCGTAAAGAATCAGATGCACCCGATTTAATGGGGTTTAAAACTGCTGCTGAATTACGGGCGTATGTACAAAGTGAACGTGAAAAGCTGATTTTGATGCGGGAATCTGGTGAGAGTGTCACCAAAGAAGATTATGAAAATGAAATTGCTGTGTGTATTGCCAGCGTTAAAGGCTTTAAAGATAAGGTGATCACCCGTATTGAATCTGCCATTCCTACCGCGACACCGCAACAACTTGAAGATTTAGAAACTCTGCTTAATTTCGATTTAAAGGCGGTCGCTGATGAGCTTGAGACAGTTTGATGTCCGTTTAGGGATTGAGTTTGCTAATGCCAAAGCTATTCGGCGCAGTTTTGCTTACTTGTGTGCACCCACGGATAAAACACCAGTGGAAGCGGCTGATGATGAACTGTGGATCTCTGATGGTACCGATGTGACTAAGTTCTTATCGTCACAAGTACCGTACATGCGAGAGCCGTTAAATTGTTTGGCTCGGCGTATTTATGAAGCGGTGATTGTGGTTGGTCCTGCCCGTTCAGGTAAAACCAAAGCGATGGTGGAAGGCTGGATTAATTACACCGTCACCCAAGCCCCTGGTGACATGCTGCTTATCTACAGTACCAAGACCAAAGCTACTGATATGTCGAAGGTCGATTTAGAACGAAGCTTTTCAGCTACCGCAGGCATTGCCAAGCTGCGAACAGGGCGTAAGGCTGATGACAATATCACTTCGAAGAAATTTAAAAATGGCATGATCTTAAAGTTAGATTCTGCCACTGAAACCAGTTTATCCGCGTCCACCTATCGCTATGCCGGCGCGACCGATTATGATCGTGCTGATGATGCGGTAGGCCAAGAAGGTTCTAAGTTTGAACTGATGCTGATGCGGGTTCAAAACGCGAAATCATCCGGCATGGTGATGGCAGAATCTTCTCCTGGTCGTATTGTACGTAACCCTAAACGGGTTGAAGATTTATCACCGCATGAATCTCAACCCTGTGGTGGTATTGCTGACTTATATAACCAAGGTGATCGACGCCGTTTCTATTGGCTATGCCAAGACTGTCATAGCTATTTTCGTCCTGATTTTGAAACCCTCAAATGGGAACAACATGCTGAGCCTTTAGAAGCGGCTAAAACTGCTTGGGTTGAATGTCCTCGTTGTTGCCATCGTCATACTGAATCACAAAAACAGACCATGAACCTTGAAGGTCGTTGGTTTCGTGATGGTGCAATTGACCAATATGGTGAGGTTGTTACCGATGAATCAGCTATTCGAACCAGTAAATGGGCAACGTTCTGGTTTGAAGGTATTGTGGCGGCGTATGCCAGTTGGGAAAACTTGGTATATCGCTTTCTTAATGCGGATGCCTTGTTTCAAGACTGTGGTGATGAAGAGTCATTAAAAACTTTTATCAACGTGCGTATGGGCAGACCTTATGTGATGCAGTCGCGTGGTCAAGAAGTCGGGGCGCATCAGTTAATGGCACGAGCTGCTGATCATGAACGTGGCATTGTGCCATTAGGTGGACGTTTCTTAATGATGTCTATCGATGTGCAAGGCGGTAAGCAGAACCCACGTTTTGTGGTGCAAGCTCATGTCTATGGTGAAGGGCTGCAACGGTGGGTGATTGACCGCTTTGAAATTCTTACCAATCCCTATCGTAACAATGATCGTATTAACCCGATGGTGTATGCCGAAGATTGGGATTTGTTGATTGAACAAGTGATTAAGAAAACCTATCCCTTAGCGGATGGCTCAGGGCGGGTGATGAAGCCGGTATTAACCTTGTGTGATTCCGGTGGCTCAGGTGAGAAGAAAAAAGGTAAACAGAAAAGCTCATCCGTTACCGATCATGCTTATCAGTTTTATAACCGCCTCAAAGGGCATGGCTTATCGCACCTATTCCGATTAGTGAAAGGGGCAAGCCGTGACATTGATGATCTCGTTAAAGAAACCTATCCCGATAAGCGCAGTAAGTTGGCCAACGGTGAAATCCCGTTGTTAATGCTGCATACCAACCGCTTAAAAAACCGCGTCGCTGCCAGTTTTTCACGGTTAGAGTTTGGTGCGCGGTTCTTTCATTTACCGGGTTGGGCGGATCGGGTTTGGTTTGATGAACTCACCGTTGAATATATTGATGAGCTTGGCCATTGGCAAAAGCCTGATGGTGCACGTAATGAGTCGTTTGATTTATGTGCCTATGCCGAAGCCGGTATGCATTACAAAGGCGGTGATGATATTCATTGGGATAACCCGCCAGCATGGGCCGCTGATTGGCAATTTAATAGCAATGTGGTTGATGCAGACCAAACGCCGAAGTTTGAGCGTGTGGCGCGTCGACGATATAACCACTCAAAAGGAATTTTTGGATGACAACCCAACGTGAACGGCTGCAGTGGTATCTCGATGCCGAGAAAAAGATCTTGATGCAACAAGCGGTTGAAACTGCTGAAGGGGAAAAGCTGACCTTTGCGAGTTTGGCAACGGTACGCCGTGAAATAGAACGTCTGCAGCAGTTGATTAGCCGTGAAAATCAGGGAGGACGCCGCAGTATGATCCGGAGAAACTACCTTGAGTAAATTGAATATAGCCGATCGTATCATTTGTTATTTTAATCCTAAATCGGGGGCTGAACGGCTTTATAACCGTAACCTGATTAATAAATACCAAGCCGCACTGCCTGCTAATCCTCACACCAAAAAACGTAATGCTCGATCTACTGGCAAAGCCAACCAAATCAATAAAGATGCGAAGTCTTTACGCGAACGTGCACGACATATGGATGAAAATACGCCTTATGTCACCGCTATCCTTGATGAACTGTGTGCCAATGTCGTAGGACCTAACGGCATTATGATTGAACCACAACCGTTAGACATGAACGGTGATGTTCACACTGACTTTGCCCGTAAGATCAGTGAATGGTTTGAACGGTTTTCATTGCAACAAAACATTGATGGTGAGTTATCACGGGCTGAAACCGAATGGTTAGCCTGTCGAACGTGGCTGCGTGATGGTGAAGTGTTTGCCCGTTATTATTTAGGACGAGATGCAGGGATTGAATATCCCTCATCAACACCGTTTGGGGTGCAGCCGTTTGAGCCTGATTACATTCCCCTGAATATCAATGAGCCTGAAAAGGGCATGTATGAAGGTATTCGCCGTAATAGTCTAGGTCAGATGGTGTCATTACTGATCCAGCGTGATGCGCATGGTTTTTCCTTTGCTGAAGTGGATGCGCGGTTTGTGGCGCATTTAAAATTCACCCGTCGATTTCATCAAAACCGAGGGGTAACACTGCTGCATTCGGTCTTAGATTTGATTGCAGATATTGAAGATTACGATCAATCAGAGCGTGTCAGTGCACAGATTGCCAGTCGCTTTGCCTATTTCATTAAACGAGATACGGGCTCAGGTGAGGCTGATAACTTTGAACGTGGTGGCGATATCTTTCTAGGGATGGGGAACAGTTTTGAACTTGCGCCTGGCGAAGATGCCGGCATTGTTGAAAGCAAGCGTCAAGAAGCCATGAGCAGTCCTTTTCGTGATGCTCAAATGCGATTAGCGGCATCAGGTGCGGGTGTTAACTGCTCAAGTGTCACTCGTCATTACACCGGTTCTTATTCAGCTCAACGGCAAGAGTTAATTGATTCCTTTGCCCGTTATCGCATTTTACAACGTAAGTTCGTCACCAGTTGGACGCGTCCTCAATATCGAATGGCACTGCAGATGGCGATTTTATCGCGGGAATTGGTGGTACCTAAAGAAGTGGATGTGGTTTCAGTGCTTAACGCCATTTATCAAGCGCCTGTGATGCCGTGGATTGATCCCGCTAAAGAGATGACAGGCATTGAAAAAGGTACCCGTCTAGGGCTGCAATCACTCAGTCACTTCCAACGTGAACGCAACTATAACCCTGTCGCTGTACGCCGCGAGATAAAAGCTGAACGTCAAGCCATGAATGATGATGCCATTGTGAGTACGGCTGATCCTGCGCATAACGTTCAAACGAAAATTCAACACACAACTCAAGAGGCACAACATGCCAAAGACAACTAAGTCGTGGTTCACACTCAATAACCAAGGCGAAGGCCAACCGGTGAAGGTGTGGATCCATGGTGACATTGGTAGTTATGACATTGAAGCCATTGATTTAATCAAAGCCCTGCAGTCTGTCGGTACGCAAGATGCTGAGTTCCGTATTCAAAGTTATGGTGGCTCGGTCTATGAAGGGCTGGCGATGTATAACGCTATTAAAGCCCACAAAGGCAAAACCATTGGCATTGTTGATGGGTTAGTGGCATCCATTTCTAGCTATTTCTTAATGGCTTGCGATGAAATTCAAATGCCAGAAAACGCCAAGCTGATGATTCATGATCCTGCTATTGGTGCGTGGGGCGGTGAAAATGAAATAGAAAGTGCGTTAACTCAACTAAAGAACGCCAAACAGACCATAGCTGAAGCCTATGCCGAACGCTGTGGAAAGTCGTTAGATGATGTGCTGCAAGCGATGGCAAAAGAAACCTGGTTCACCGCCAGCCAAGCATTGGAGTTTGGTTTGATTGATGCGGTGATTGATGCTGTGGATTTATCAAATTGCCTTAAAAAAGTCTCTGCCACTGAGTTGCAAGCCAAAGCCTTTAAACATACCCCTGATGATTTATTGAATCAGCTTGTGCAACCGCCAGCAACACCGACACCTGAACCTCTAATAAACCAACAAAGTGATCCTATGCCTAAACCTATCGATAACGATGCATTACAAAATGCGTTAAAAAACGAGAACCAACGACAATCGACTATTCGTGCTTTGTGTGCAACCCATAAGGTGAGTGACACGCTGCGTGATGAAATGCTCAATGATTTAAATTGCAGTGCTGAAGATAGCTCGCTCAAGATATTGCAATACTTGGGTTCGATTTCCATTAATGGCCAAGAGCCCACTGCAGAACAACCACCAACAGGGTTAACCAATACCCATATTCATGTGGGCAACGGTAATACTACTAAAGATGCGCTGCAAAATGCCCTAAATGCCCGTTGTGGTACGGGAGAAATTGAAAAAGATAACCCGTACCGCTTAAAAACCTTACTTGATATGGCTGAAATCGCGGTGGGTAAGGATGCTAAATATTGCGGTAACAAGAATGAATTAGTCGCTCGTGCGTTTAACAGCGGCGATTTTGCAGACATTATCACCGAAAGTGTGCGAACGGTGATGCGAGATGAAGCGCAAGTACGTGCACCATTATGGCGAGAGCTTGCTAATACTGAAAACCTGCCTAACTTTAAAGAGACTGATTTAATTCTCATTAATGACGCACCTGATTTAATGGCGGTATCAGAAGACGGTGAATATAAATCAGCCACCATCAAAGGCAGTGGAGAGAAAATTCAGTTAGCCAGTTTTGGTCGTGAAATTGCCTTTACTCGTCAAGCTATCATCAATGATGAGATTGCCTTGATCTCAAAAATCCCACGTAAGTTCATGCAATCGGCTTATCGTTTGTCGGATAAGTTGATGTTTAACGCCATTCTGAGCGGAAAAATGGGCGATGGTAAGAGTGTGTTCCAAGCGGGTGGTGCCAATAAATGGGGTAACTTAGCCAATGATATTCCAGCTGCTGATTACCAAGCCTTAGTGATGGCGCTGCATAAAGTCTTTGCAACCGCGACCACCTCTGAAGGGGATGCATTAGATTTACGCGGTGAAATCCTGTTAGCCAACCCTGACCATGCTTCATTCTTAGAAGCGGTACTTAATACTGCAAGCAAACCTGATACGTTTAATCCTGCCTATAAGAAGTTTGCCAAGGTGGTTGAAACCGCACGTTTAGCAATGATTAACGGTGCGATTGCGTTAACTGGCAAAGATTTTGATTCGGTGGTGATGGGCTTTCTTGATGGCGCACAAGATCCTTGGTTAGAAACGGGGGATGGTTGGAGCAGTGACGGTGCGAAGTTCCGTATTACTTATGATGTGACCTCGAAAGTGCTCGATCGTCGTGGCATCGCTCAGGCAACATTTGCTGCCAAATAATATCTATTCTTATAGGGTGCTTCGGCATCCTTTTTTATAAGTGAAATAAACAACAGGGACAGAGAACACTATGCGTATTGCTGATGGTTCAAAAATTGATTTAAAAGCGCCAGTGGGTGGTTTTGTGAAAGATGTGCCAGTTAAGTACGGTGCGTTGATTGTGATACCGAACTATTCTGCGCAAGAAGGCCAAGTGGTGAGTTGTACTTACCGTGGTTTGTTTGATGGACCGATTAAAGCTGGCGATTCTCCTTCATTTATCGGTGAAGCGGCTTATTTTGATAGTGGCGTATTTACTAAAACGTTACCTACGGGTGAAGGTGCTGTGACCGTTCCTATCGGCTCATTCATTGATAATGGCGTATTGCTGATGGGTGTGGCCTTAATCAGTTAACTCACATGATAGGTGATCAATGAAGAGTGTGTTTGATGATGCTCGGCAATTGATTCGAGCCTCTATTCAGCAGTGTTTTGGCAGTGAATTAGTGGTGATGTTACCCGATGGCCAACAACGGAAAATTCAAGGCTATATCAAACACCAATCATCAGAAGGTCATGCCATTAAACGGTTATTAACGGCCAGTTGTTTGCCACCGTTATCAACCATGATGATAAAAGGTAAGCGTTATAGCTTGGCGTTCTCTGGCCATGAACAAGGCAAGGGTAACAAAGACAGTCAGCTGCAGCGTGAATATGTTTTAAATCTGTCGCAAGCTGGGATTAAACATGACTTCTCTGAATACTAACATGGTGTTGGATACCCGTTTTCTTGCTCGTCTTTCTTACCTTCCCGATGAATTAGCAAAAGCGGCTAAACAAGCGATGATCAAAACCAATCGCTGGTTAAGGGCGGCTTCAATGGCCGATTTAGGTTACGAACTCAGTATTGATTCAAAAGCCATGACCACCCGTTTTAGAACCTATAAAAACGGCGGTATGTCAAAGCTGTGGGTGGGCGTAAGAAGCCTCGGTGTGCATCGATTAGGGACACCTGTTCAAAATGGTAAAGGGGTGCAAGTGGGTAGCCATTTCTATGATGGCGCGTTTATCTCACCAATGGACAGTGATCAACTGTTGGTCTTTCGCCGTGAAAATAAAGGTCGAAAATCCATAAAGTTAGTCACCATTGATATTAGTGAAGAAGCAGAAGAGATCATTGATTCTTACTTACCCGATTTAAACCGTAAATTTGAGGAGTTTTTTCATCGTGAGTTCCAATTCATTCTTTCGGGCGCCAAGTGAATGGGTGATGACCGTCATTGAACGATTAGAACAACGTTTACAACTCGGCAAGATAGAAACCGCTTATCAACGTGAAGAAACAGAGCCAAGTGCGCCTATCGTGCGTTACCAATGCGGTGAATGCCAATCCATTAATCACACCAACAATGATGGCCGTAAAATCCATGAAATTGAGCTGCGGTTTTTGGTAGAAGTGCCGATTGCTCAAGCTAACTTTGATGTGGTGGCGCTGGACTTATCAAGCCGTATTGAGCGTGAGTTATTCAATCAACGCTTTGGTTGTGTGGATGATGTTGAAGAGGCGCGGTTGATTTCAAATCTGCCACGCCGTTTTAATCCTGATAATGGTGTGTTTTTACGGGTTGTCACCATCAAGCAGCGTATTTTTATGGGGCCGATTGAACACGATTGGCATGAGATTATAGGAACGCAAGCCAATGTTGAGGGCATTAGTTGAACGGATCCGTTCGTTAGAAAAAGAAGTGATTGCTTTGCGTGAAGAAATGGAAGAAAACCGCCGTTCTTCGGGCAATATTATTCGCCTTGGTGTGGTGGCTGCGACATCAGAACAAACCGTTGATGTCACCGCTGGTCAGAATAAGGCAACGCGAGTGCCGTTCTTTGTTCATAGTGCAGGGCGAGTCAGTCACTATCGCCGTCCTAGTGTTGGTGAACAGTGCATTCTTATTAACTTAGGCTGTGGCGATAACCTCAATAATTCCGTTGCTCTGATGGGATTACCTTCAACAAACTTTCCTTGTCCAACGACCGAAGAAAACCAAGTGATGACTGATTACGGCAACGGTATGACTGAGTGTTATGACTTAGATACCGGTGCATTAACGGCGCATTATCCTGGTGGTGTCAAAGTGGTGGGTGATATTGAGCAAGAGGGTAATTATCGTGCTTCGGGTGATGTTGCTGATGGTACTCGTTCGATGGCTGCTGATCGTAAGATTTATAACGACCATATCCACATGCATGGAAACCCTAATACCAGTCAAACGGAGCAACAACAATGATAGGAATTGATCCTAAAACAGGGAAAACCGTCACGGGTATTGCAGCGTTGACCTGTCGCTTTGAACGGATCCTGACAACACAAATGACCTCACGCATTAAGCGCCGCCAAATAGGCAATAAAGCCATTGCTCGTTTAGGTCGAATGCAAAGCCCAACGGAAGCCATGATAGTGCAAAACCTATCCCTTGAAGCACTGGCTAATCCTGCTAATGGCTTAACCCAATTCAAAGCCAAACAGTGCCAAGCCATAGCAAGTGATACGGGGTTTTCAGTGAGGGTGAAAGGCGTGTGGCGAGGCAATGACATTGAATTACAGGTGCGGTTATGAGTTTACCTAAAGCGTTTGTGGTGCCTGAATTTGAAACCTTACTCAGTGACTATATTCAAGCAGCGGTGGCGTATTGTGCTAAGTCCGATACCGATAAGGCACGGCTATTACATCAAGCCATGACCAATGATGGTGAGCTGCTGGCACAAGTGACTCAGGCGTTTGTGTTAAAGCGGGTGGCTGAGATTCGAGAGCAGAATCACCAAGCCTTACAGATGTTTCGTAAGTTCGTCACTGAATCCGACATGGTGGATTTGTTGGCATTGCAATATGGCTTAAAGCGGCAAATATTAACGCCGAGTGATAACAGTATTTTTCCACCTAAGCCGGCCATCATGGAATCAGATGAAAGCTTACTGCAGCGGTTTGATTTAGCGCCTTATCAGTTCCATACCACAGGTACGCGAATGGGATATAAATTCCATGCGCTGACCTTAGATGAACGACCTCTGATAAAGATTGAATCAGAACCCGATGCCGTGGTGATGCGGTATGAATTTCAGCACTTAAACAGGCCGATGCCAGTTAAAGATGCGATGCCTAAAATGTTAGAGCCTAACTCTGGCAAAGTGTGTGTGGCAGTGTTGAGTCGAGAACATCCACAAGGCATTGCCAGTGCTGCGTTATTAAAACGGGTAGGTGATTACCTTCAACGTGATGATATAGCCCAAGAGTCTGATGAAATCACCACTAAAAGTGCGGCTCCAAAGCTGTATCGAATTGTGGCCACGGTGTATACCGGTTCGGATCCAAGCTCGCATGTTGATAAAGCCCAAGCCGAACACGCTGCATGGGCGTTAGCTGAAAAACGCCATAAGCTCAATGGTATTGTTGATAGAGAAGAGGTAGCACACATTCTTTATGAGTTAGGGGCTAAACGCGCCAAAGTCCACGAACCTGCCGCTGATGTTATTTGCCAGTGGGATGAAGCGCCGTATTGTACGGAGGTGATCATTGATGTTCGAGGTGACTGAGCCTTTTATTTCTGTTCAACCTGACAATCGCACCCTGATTGAAGAATCCTTAGAATATGCTTGGCATACCTTACTGGCGAACCAAGGCGATTCCTTTCCTGAGCTGAAACAACCACGATTAACCTCAGAGCACTTTGTTTCCTTACTGGCTGGTGAGCGAGGGGTAACCGATTGGCGACCTGAAGATTCCTTAGAGCAGCAACGTAAAACGGCCGATAACGCTTTTGAAATTCATCGCAAAGCGGGAACGCGTCACGGTTTAGCGGTGGCTATGGATGCGTTGGATTGTGATATTGAAGTTACCCCTTGGTATCAAATGGAAACACCGTCGGGTCCTTATCATATCGAAGTGGTGGCTTGGAAGCGCAATAAGCCGGTGAATCAAGAAACCGCCAAACGGATGCTGACACGGATTGAAAACACCAAGTCTGAGCGTGACACCGTTGATCTAATTTTAGCCTTTGGTTTAGATACTGGACTCACGTTCTCAGGGGTAAAACAGCCATCCGTTGTTGATTACGATGATTCAGCGACTGGCATCATGCCACCATCACCGCTGGTATTGGCTCCCTTGAGTGTTTCAGGTGCTCACTTTCATACTACTGTCGGAGATGAGTCATATCAGGGAGTCATGCCAAATGATACGTGGTGTGTAGGTGGAAGCTATTTTGCTGGTGGTATGCGTATGGTGATGAGTACCGATATAACGTTAGGAGCAAGAATATGAGTTCACCCGTTGTTCAATTTACTAAAGTGGGATTGGCAGAGCTGATTAGTGCCAAAAACCAAGGCATCAAAGGGGCGATTAAATGGATTGCGGCAGGTGACCGCAGCTATCAGCCAACACCGGAACAAAAAGCGTTGTACAACGAAAGGCAACGTGAACTGATTTCAGATTGGGAAGAGTTGAGCCCAACACAACTACGCATGGCGGCGGTATTTAAAGGTAATCTGGAATATGAAGTACGAGAAGTCGGGTTCTTTTTAGAAACGGGAACCTTGTTAGCGGTCTATTCAGTACCTAATACCTTGTTGGCGTATAAATCAGCCAATGCCAGCTGGTTGCAGAAGTTCACGCTAGATGTTTCCCCGTTACCGTCAAATAGCATCACGATTGAGGTCGGTAATGACAATATAAACCTGTTACTGGGTGAAGAGTTAACCACGATGGCCACGGCTCAAATTGGCAATATGTCGCGCCATCTTGAATTACTATTTCGGTTTAATGAACTAGAGAAAAGAGTGTGAGGGATTATGGCATGCACAATGGATGGACCTCCGTTACTGAGCATTATTGCCGGCACAACCTTTGGCTTTGATGTGAGTTGGACAACCGGTGATGATAGCAACCCTTATGTGAAATTGTTTGGCTGTACCGCTGTTTTTGTTGTTCGTTCTATTGAGGGTGACGTGCTGGTGCGTGGTACCACAGAATCTGGACATATCACCATTATTGAACACCCACAGCAAAGTGATGCACTCGATATCAAAGTCACTCATGACCAAACCCAAGGTCACCAACCAACAGCGTGGGAGAACGCGAGTTATGAAGTGCGAGTAACCTTTCCAAGTGGTGATCCTTACAGCATCTTACGCGGTCCAGCTGTCTTGATAAAAGGGGCGGTTGATGATTAGCGCAAATGCAAAAGTGTTGGTCACGCTCAATACTGATCGCGTGATAACAGTGCGGTTACCACAAGGGATTGCTGTGGTTCGAGAGCAAGTGAAACCCAATATTCAAGTGGTGACGATTGGTCAGCAAGGGCCTGTGGGTACGGTCAGTGAAGAAGTCTTAGCGACTGCTGCAGAAGCTAAAGCCCTAGCGGTGGCGGCTTCTGAAGTTACCCAATCAACAGCAACATTACTAGATAGCGTTATTAGTAATATCACCAATGGCTTTAACTTTCATGCGGGGGAACTTTCTGCTTAGGAGTGAGGGTGTTAAACAATAAAATTGACCAACTGATAGCGGCACTCAATAACGTGATGGGTGTGATTAATGGCAAGTTGCGATTAAAAGCTGACAAAACAGAAATCTATCCACGTTCTTATCTTGATGATCCGCTTTCTACCTTAGGTGCTAATACGGCAACGGCCAATAAACTCAAAGTCGCTCGCACCATAACACTTGGTCGTGATGCCAATGGCTCAGTGTCCTTTGATGGTTCGGGTAATGTCACATTGCAGGTCACCATTCCTGCACTTGATGATAAAGCCGACACGATTGATACCTTAACACCGGCACAAATAGATGCCCGTATTAAGCAATTGATAGGTGTAGCTCCTGAGGTATTAGATACCTTTGAAGAGTTGGCCAAGGCACTAGGTAATGATCCCCATTTTGCTGCCACCATGACAGCGGAATTAACCAAGAAAGCCAATGCCAATCAGGTCTACAGCATCACGGCGGCTGATGCACAATTTCTAACTAAACGAGGAAAAGCGGCAGACACCACGCTGTTTGGTGGTAATGCGCCAGCTCACTATGCAACCTCTGGTCAAATATCAACACTAGAGCAAGAGATTGCGGATGGTTTTACACGACTTGCAGCATCGTTCAATGATGCGGCGAATACAATTAATGGAAGTTAATCAATGAGTTTAGAACAGCAAATAGGGGCATTAGTTAAAGCCTCAGAAAACCTTACTGGTGCCGTGAATGGCAAGATTGGGGAGATTGATAAAGCAGTTCAAGATGCTGTGAATGAATTTAACCAAAAAGTGGACGAAGTTATTACATCCATTCCCGAAAATCACACGAATATTTATGTTAATCATCAAACGGGCAATGATAATAATACGGGTTTGAGTCGTTCAGCAAAAGTACAAACTTTAGATAAAGCATTAGCGATTTCAGCAACAAAACGAGCTTCAACTATTCATCTTGGGCGAGTTACAGATTGTCAAAATAACCCTTATTATGTCTATGATAAACATAGATATAATGGCTTGCAAGTCACTATACTTGCTGATGTTGGTGATGGTTATACAGAGTCTACGGGGAGCGGGGCATCTTTAGAGGCTGAACAACATCGAGTGCCATTAATTGTCTTTACACATAAAACAGGACGAAATTATTTAGGCAGTATCAACATGGATGATGGCCGTTTATCTTTTGGTAGCTATCGTTTGAATATAAATATTGAGTGGAAGATTACTAATGGTGCGTCGATTACCTATGATGGAAATGCGGCCATTATTGGTAACGACAAGGCATACGTAAACTCTTATCGTGGTAATAAAATTATACTCAATGCAGATACATCCGGTGCGTATTATGTCAATGTTGGGATGTTTGAATTTACCGGTACAGTACGCTTAGCGTTAAACCAAGGTGTCACAGATAAATCGACTGCGCTTAATAATCGCTTATTAGGGTACTGGAATTCTTCTTATTTAAAAGGTACTCGATTATTTATTGAAGGGTTCAATAGTAATCGAACAATAGAACAACTGATTTTTGGTTATTCATCGTTTAAAAGTGTCCCATTTACACAGATTGCACAACTATAAAGGTCTCTTATGCTTAGAACTGTACCGTACAAAGACCGTTATTATGGACGCCTATCATATCAAAATGACAGTTATCCAAATTTAACAGAACAAGATATTAAAATAATCAATCAATTACATGATAATCAAGACGTTATTGAGAATCGACGTCTTGCTTATCGGCTTGAATCTGATCCTTTATTTCTTGAATGGCAATATGATCAATCATCCGAAAAAGAACAAGCTTGGCGAGATAAGGTCGCTGAAATTAAAATTCGTTATCCATTACCAACAGCACCATAGAAACCGCTCTTAGTCAGCGGTTTTTTTACATCTCAATTTCACGTTAAAGGACACCACATGGCAACCTTGAATCAAACAGGGCTGCAAGATCATCCGATCTTGCAGCCTTTTCGTTTAAATGGACGTTGGTATTCACCTGCAGATAACACCATTTCTTTGCATCCAACCCAAACCGCCTTTTTGCTGATGAATGGCAAGATTGGTAAACCGGCACAACTTCCAGTCCAACAACAAGCCAAAGGACAGCAACAATGAGTTCATTAGCACCCATTCAAGATTTTGAATTAAACGGGGTTGAGGTTCGTACCATAGAACCGCAACCAAGTATGGGGCCATTAGCGCAACAGGTGGTGCACTTGGTAGGTACGGCTCCCGATAAACGCGGCACCATGATTTATAACGAGCCAACACGGTTATGGAATTATGCTGATGCAATGATGGCACTAGATTCAACCGGTAACCGTCAAGGTTCATTACCTACAGTAGTGCGTTACTTGTTTGAGTACGTGAAATGCGCGCTCTATGTCACAGTGGTAGAAGTAGGTGCTAATGCTGCAGCAACAGAAGCCAATGTGATTGGTGGTGTGGATTCGGCAACCGGTGCCATTCGTGGTTTGGAAACCGTTAAGGCTTGCCCTGAAACACCCACCATTATTGCCGCCCCAGGTTTTCATTCAAAAGCGGTAGGACAAAAGTTAGCGTTAATAGGGCGTGATGTGCGTTGTCGTCCTGTACTTGATGGTCCGAACATTAATGATATGGCTGCGGCTGAGTTTGCTGCAGGGTTTGGCGCTGAAGGAACGGGCGAAGATAAACTGTGCATCATCGATCCTTGGTTTATGAAAACCTACGATGGCGTACAAGTATTAATGCCGGCATCCATTGCTTTAGTAGCTGCAATGGCTTCGGTATCGGGTTGGGAAAGCCCACAAAATCGCTCAGTAGTGTGTGATGAAACCGCCCGTAATATCGCCTATAAAATCAATGATAAAACGACTCAAGCGAACTTTCTGAATAAACATGGTGTAGTGACGATAGCGCATACACGAATGGGCGGTTATTCGATCATTGGTAACCGCACTAATACCGGACGTTTTATCTCTCATGTTGGTTTAGAAGATTTGATGGCACGTAAGTTAGAAGAAACCAGCCAACCGCTATTGGGTAAACAGTTGACTGAAGAGTTCATGCAGCAAGTTGTTGATCGTTTAACCAATTGGGGACAGGACTTAGTCGCGCAGACCGTCATTCCTGTGTTTAAAGCCTTTCTTCATCCCACCAAGAATAATCTAGAAAACTATACGGCAGGTCGATGGTTCCTATGTGTGAACTATGGCCGCTATTCGCCTAATGAACACATGGTGTATGAAATGAGTGTCGATAACGGGTTAATTGCAGCATGGCTTGATGAGGTGGTAAATGGCTGATCGTATTCGTATGCGTATTACGGCGCAGGTTGAATCTGTGCCATTGATGAATGAAATCGTGGACTTTACGCCACCGGAAGTGAAAGCCAAGTTAGCCAATAATGAAGGGGCATTTGTTGCTTCTGAAGATACCGTAGGCTTAGAAAAGCTCAGTTGGTCGTTAAAAGTCAAAGGCGAACATGGGGTGTTATCGCGTTCTTTGGGTAAGTACACCATGGGTAACGCCCAGATTAACGTGGTAGAAAAAGGCAAAAGTACCGATGGTGTTCCCTATGTGGAAACCTATTCGATGTATGGACCGATTACGGCCATTAAGAAAGAAGCGGTGAAGATGGGCGAGAAGCCGACTATTACTATTGAAGGCACCTGTAAAGCGTATACCCAACATGATACGGGTATTGTGGTTCATGACATCAACGTGAATACAGGTAAAACCATTATTGGTGGTGTCGATTTGATGGGATTAGCCGGCATCATTTAAACCATCTTCTATCTATGTATGATTGATAGCGCCTATGGGCGCTTTTTTTGTGAGAAAAATCCATGAATAAAGAAACTACGCTGCCGTTTTTTAACCGTTCAGGTAGTCATAAATTAACGATTAATACCATAACCTTAGGCGCGTTTCGCAAGCTGCCTTTTGTGATGAAAGATGATCTGTCTGCAGCTGAACAATTTAAGCAGTTTAAGGCGATGATTTTAGCTTGTACGGACTTAACGCCGACCGAGTTTGAAGAGCTATCGGTGCCTGATTTCACCCAATTACATCAAGATATTCGCGCCTTTATCTTAACGCCATCCGATGAAATGAATGATCATTCATTAACGGGTAAAGACTTTGAATTTGATTTGGCGTTTCCGTTTACCAATGAGCTAGGGGAAAACATCAATCATATTAAGTTCGCTGTTCCTAAGGTGAAACACTCTGAAGCATTGGCAGATATTGATGATCATTACGAACGTGAAGAATTCATGTTTCGAGTGGTGTGTCATTTAGATAAACAAGATATGGACGCCATGGCATTGAATGATTACTTGGCCATTAAACCGCAGGTGGGCGCTTTTTTTCAACTTGCGGGGGATTACTTTCGCCCCGTGACGTCGAAGCTCTGATTGATTTGATCCCAATGCACCGTAATACCACTGAAAGTGAACTCAGGGAGTGGTCACAAGATCAGGCATTACGGCGTTATGAATTGATCTTATCTAAGCTCGGAGTCAAACAATGACGGAAAAGATTAGTTTTGTCTTAGATGCGTCGGTAAAAGGCGTTAAAGACATAGTTTCAACTACTACCGCAACAGAACGGTTAACGGCAGCACTGGCGGAACAACGGGGTGAGGTTCAGTCGTTAAATGGTCAGCTAAAGGGCATTAAAGGCTTTGAAGCGGCAGAGCTTAGAGCTGAAAAGCTATCGGCTCAATTAACTGAAACCAAAAGCACCATGACTTCTCTTAGTGCAGCCATCGCTGAGAGTAAGCAGAAAACCACCCAATTACGCGGTGAATACAATTTAACTCAGAACGAAATTCGTGGGTTAAATCAGGAAATGCAGCAAGCCTCAAAGGGAGGGGCACAAGCCTTACAAGTTAAGCTAAAAGAAGCCCAACTTCGACTTGAATCACTCAATACTGAAATTTATCAGAATAAAGCTCAAACCAATGATCTCTCTGTCGCTTATAAACGTGCCAGCGGCAAATTGGGAAAGTTAACCGACAGACACGAGAAGCAACATAACACTTTAAATAAGTTAAAAGGCTCACTGCAAGCGGCGGGTGTGAGTACCGATAAGCTTGGTGATGAACAAAACCGATTAAAGCAACAAGCTGATAAAGCTACCTTAGCCCTTGAAAAGCAGAATGCTCGATTAAAAGAGATGCAATCAATCCAAGATCGCATTGATAGTCGTAAAGCTAAGTTAGGCGAAATAGGCAGTGAAGCAACAGGGTTAGCGGCAGCTGCAGCACCGATTGTTGGATCGATATGGACAGCAATTAAAAATGAAAGCTCATTTGCTGATGTGAAAAAAGTCGTCAACATGAGTGATGAGCAATCCTCAGAATTGCAATCGTGGGCGCTGAAAACCTCAACCACAACACCCATGAGTGCCGATAATATCAATGCGATGTTAGCTGCAGGTGGTCAAAGTGGCATTAAAGACATCAATGAACTGAAAAGCTTTGTACTTGATTCCTCCAAGATGGGTGTTGCCTTTGATATGGATGCGGGTCAAGCCGGTGAAACCTTATCTGTGTTTAAAGCGGCATTAGGTGTTGATCAACAAGGCGCAATGAATGTAGCTGGTCTTGCTAACTACCTCTCAAATAACTCGAATGCCAAAGCGAAAGATATTGCGGGTGTGATGGCGCGTGAAGGAGCATCAGCCAAAACAGGTGGTTTTAAGGTCAATGAGTCCACGGCATTATCAGCTTCATTATTGTCATTAGGCATGGGTGAAGAGCGTGCAGCAACGGCTTTGAAGAATATATCAGGTCGATTGACGTTAGGTGATGCGGCCAGTGGTACTCAACAGAAAGCAATGGCCTCAATTGGCTTGGATGCTGATGATATTGCCTCAAGAATGCAAGAGGATGCGTCAGGTACTCTGATTGAAGTGCTTAATGCTGTTAATCAGGCACCAAAAGAAGATAAAAGCGCCATATTGAGTCAGATATTTGGTGAAGAAGCTAAAGGTGCGGTGGCATCACTATCAGGCAATATGGCTAATTTCACCAAGCTGTTAACGCTATCAAAAGAAGATCCTACCGTTCATCTTGATTCTCTTGACCAAGAATATAATGCCAGAATCAGTACCACAGGCAGTGGCATTGATATGTTCGTGAATAAGTTAAATCGACTCAGTGTGGTGTTTGGTTCTACTTTATTACCAGCCCTTAATTGGGTACTTGAACCGTTAGGCAAAGGTGTTGATTTACTGGCTAACTTTGCTGAAGCGAATACCGGTGTCACTCAAGCTGTGGGTATTGGTGTTGCAGCGTTTATTGGTTTGAAAGGGGTGTTGTTAGCGGGAAAAGCGTTATCGCTTGTCTTTGGTAATTCGATGGATAAAACCCGTTTATTTACGAAAGGTTTAAATCGTGAAACCCAAGACGGTGGACGGATTGCAGCATTGGCTGCCAAACGTTGGCGAAGCTTAAATGCGGCAGTTTCATCTAGCCAAGGGCCAGAAAGTAAAGGCAATAGCAGTGTAGGTAAAGAAGCCCGTTCTCGTAAAAAGCGTAAAGGTCGTCGCCGTGTTCGTGGTCGCCGTAAAGGGTTAGGTGGGCTACTTAGTTCTGTTATGGAAAGTCGAATAGCTCAAAAGGTGGGTTCTGGTGCTCAGTCTTTGGTGAGTAATGTTACCCCTAAAGGTGCAGCTATGGCCTTAGCGGGTTCTGGATTAGCTTTAATGCCTATGGACGCGATGGCATCAGATGCAATGGATGTGATTGGAATTGGTGGTGATATTGCTGAAACTGCGGGTAAAACAGGGCTAACCAAGGTATTGAAACCATTGGGAATGATGATGAATGCCTCTTCCGTTGTTGAAGGTGTCATTAATGGCGATATGGAACAAACAGGCGGTGCATTGGGGGATATCGGTGGTTCTATGGGCGGTGGTGCGTTAGGTGCAGCCATTGGTACTTTCATTTTACCGGGTATCGGTACCGCGATTGGTGGTTTGTTGGGGTCTATTGCGGGTGGCATGGGCGGTGAAATGCTCGGCGGTTGGTTTGGCAAGAAACTCGATTCTCCTGAAGAAACCGCTAAAAAGGTCGATGAAGTTCAAAGCAAAGAAGCGATGGCCAAGCAAAGCCCACCTATATCATTTTCACCTACCTTTCAAATAACGGCTGCAGCGGGTCAAGATGAAAAGCTGATAGCGCAAGAAATTACCCGTCAAATGAACCAACAATTATCGTCATTAATGGGCGAGAACACCTTATCAACCCAATTTAGTTATGCCGCTATTGATAGAGATAGTTAAGGATCGTTATGCATCATTTAGTGATAGGTGAGTTTGTTTTTTCGGTGGGTGACAAAACACCGATAATGAAATTTGAGCGAACTTCACCTGGCGCGTATTCAGAAGTCAGTTTGATTTATGACGCCCGTTCTGAAATGACCGGAAAACCGCTTGAAACCCTTGATATAACCGCCAAATGGTTGCAATACGGGGCGCAAGAGTCAGTTGAAAAGCTCCGAACGTTGATTGAATCACCACAGCAAGTCAGTGATGGCCAAGGTATTAACTTAGGTAAATGGACGATTCAACAACTGAAAGAAGGTAAGTCGGCATTGATTCATAACGGTCAAGCTATGGTTACTGATGTCATGCTGCAATTGAAGGAGTACCGCGAATGAAGGTAAGTGCCAAAGCCGGTGAGTTGATCACCGATTTACTCTATAAGCACACTGGCCAAGATAATGACCAATTAGAACAAGCCTTCTATCAATTAAATCCTCACGTTCGACGTGAGGTTTTTTTTGTCGATACCGAAGTGGTGTTACCTCAAGTCAAGCAGGTACCTAAAACGCAACGTGTTACTAAATCATGGGATTAAGGAATGTTTCATTTAATAGGCAATAATGCTGATTTGATTTTAGACCGTTTAAAGTCATGGCGGTTGAATGATGGCAACGGTACTGAAGGCGATAACGTCACTTTGGTGGTGAGCTCTGATGATGTTGATGGACTGCCACCCAAAGGTGAACGTTATTCGGTACGATTGGGGGATGTTGTACGTGATAATTTTCAGATATCAAAACGGTCAGTGAGTTTATACCCACGAGAGATCACGTTAGTCCTCACGGTTGCGCCTTTCTCTATCAAGGATGAAAGTGGTTACCGTGAACGTAAGTCGTGCAGTTGGGATAAAACAACAGTAGGACAAGTCGTGTATGGCTGTCTTACTCCTCATGGCTTTGATGTTTTTGTCCATCCGCGATTACAAAAAATTGAAATCGAGCATATAGATCGTTCTGATGAAAGTACGCCGGCATTTATGAACCGCTTGGCCAAGTCTTATGATGCAATAGCGAAACCTGTTGAAGGGCGGTTTATCTTTGTGCCAATTGGTGAACAACGTAGTGCTTCAGGTAAGAACATTGAAAGCGTTACGCTGTCACTCCCTGTGGTGAATCATCCAGGCAATAGTGACTTTGTTAATGTGTCTGCAGAGCTAGATGGTCGACAAGATTTTAATGGTGTTAAGGCTTTTTATAGTTCAACTGCAGATGGAAGCCGGCAACAAGTCAAAGTGGGGAGTAAACCGTTTAAGTCATTAGGCAAAGATAAGAACACCAAGAATGAAGCAGAACAAGCGTGTGCTGCAGAACTTAGAAAAATGCAACGCCAAGGGCGGAAAATCAGCATTGAAGCACCACCTAACCCCACTATTTTTGCGGAAGGGTTAATGCTACTTGATGATACTTTTCCTCGCGCCTTCAAAGGTCAATGTTCTGTTGATCAAGTGTCGTTCTCTGGCCAAGGGTTACAACCCAATCGAATGAGTATTCAAGCTACGTTAATAGGTGAATAATGATCACAAACAGTAAAATTCGCTTTAATCAACATGCCTTCTTTTCTGCAACACTCCCCGTAAAAATCTCTGATGCTCAAATCAAACGTCATATTAATGATCAACGTGTACGCCAGTTAAAAGATATTCGATGCCCACTTTACTTGCGGTTTAACGCATCTCGAACTGGTGGAACGTGGTGGTTTTATCGTTACGAAGCTGGCAAACAATACCCATATCGCATTGCGAAATATCCTGGTACTCAGGCTAAAGACATTATGGATGTGGTGAGTGCGGTATCAGTCCAAATAGCCAAAGGTAAAGCGATTGAATGTAATCGTTTTGAAACCGTAGATCAGCTGGTTGATTGGCATGTTCAGCGGCAATGTACTTTAAAACGTTCCACGAAAGAGCGATTGAATAACCTAAAAAGCATGGCTGAAACCCATGTGATGAGCCTATTTCATGGGGTTGCTATCACTGATATGGACCATCAAAAGATAGATAGTGCCTTAATTCAGCCTATGTTTGAGCAAGGCTATTCGGTGAGTTATGTGAGGGCGAATTTCTTCTTATTGAAAACAGCTTTCTCTATCGCTAGACGATTGAAACACATCACCGCTAATCCGTTATCAGAAGTGCAATTTAAGACGTTTTTCCCTGAGACGTTTTCCGTTACAGAAGCTCAAATCAAAGGCTGTCGCGTGAATACTGAAGACCTGATTGATATCTTGCCGGCGATTGGCCAACAGCAACCACCACAACGATTATTACTGATGATGATGTTAGCGCATGGCTCTCGTATTGGTGAAACCAGAAAGGCTTTATGGAAGAACATCAGCTTTATTGAAAAGCGGTGGTTAATTCCTAAAGAAGACGCCAAGAATGGGATAGCAATGAGTTATCCACTTACCACTGAGATGATTGAACTATTACGTTCATATCAAGCATGGCAACGTGAGCTAGGCTATAACAGTGATCACTTGTTCCCGTTATCTCGTTGGAATAATCAACCAATACACAGTGCAAAAGCCAGTGAATGGGTGCGGGGAGTATCAAAGAAAGTATGGAGTGCACATGATCTTAGAAAGCGAGCTCGTTCAATATGGGCGGAATTAGGGGTTGATTACATTGTGTGTGAATCTTTACTTAACCATGCTCGAGATAAGTTAGATCAAGCCTATATCCATACACATATGGAGTTACAGAAGAAAGAAGCGTTAGAAACGTACCATAAATGGCTTAAAAAAGGATGGTGTACCTGTCTAGCACCTGTCTCGATTCGAAATGATACCCTCGATAAACCCTTATCCAGACTGGCTTGAAGCCACTTTTCATTATAAACCTCAGCGGATGATAATAAGAATGCAGGTTTGTGCAAAAAATGAACAAATCAACGCTAATTTGATGGAAGCTGCACGAGCTGTTCCTCATCAAGTTGGCCTAATAAAATTGAGTAAAACCCAGTTGAAAGTTCTGCAGTCGATTATGCCTGGTGAAAAGGTAACAGCAGAACAGATTGCCGAGCGTTGTGATTTGTCGAGTTCGTGGGCGAGTACGTTGCTGAAGACGGTTTGGGAAAGAGGGTATTTGGTGAGAGGTGGCCATGTTCGAATGAATGGCGGACTTGAATTTGTTTATCAGCCTTATGAGTAGATTATTGTGATTGCTGTATGAGTTTTGTTTTATATATCTTTGTTTTAGAAATCGTAAGATTAAACTGCGCGCTTATTTTACTGAGTTTAGGGTGCGTTAAATGTCTAGAAATTATTGGGGTTACCGAATTGATAAAACGAAGATTGACTTTTTCCGTCAAGAGTTGGCAGAAGGTAAGTTAAGACAAGGTTGGGGATGGGATGATAAGCAGAATCTAAGGCAGCTCACGATGGATAGTGGCGCTCGTCGCAATCTACCTATTTTTCGTAAGGTAAAGAAAGGTGACATATTATTAGTACCTCGCTTACCAACATGGAATGAAGTTGCAATCGTTGAAGCAACACAAGATTTTGATGAAGGTTACGATTTTTCAATTCATCCTGAGCTAGAGGACTTTGGGCATATTTTCCCTGCTCGTTTGATTAAAAGTTTTAATAGAACAAATACGAACGTATTGGGGGATCTAAGAGCGAGCTTAAAACAGGTTAATCGCTTTTGGAATATGAGTCATTGTAAAGACAGTATTGAAGCGCTTATTAATCATGATGAACTTTTAATTGATTCGATTGGTTTTAGTAACCGTTTCAATAATCTTCTTACTGATAATATAAGTAAATCTCTTGAGCAAACGAATTTTTATAATAGTTTCTATCAACAGATGAATAAGCAATTTTCTAATGAAGAGTGGGAATACGCATTAGTTGAAGGTATTAGAAAGATTTTACCTGAGCCAATTTTAGTTGAGCGTACTGGTGGGCCTGCTGAGAAGGATCATGGTACGGATATCCTCATTACATTACCTGGTTTACTTGGGAAGAGTTACGGTATTGCTATCCAAGTGAAGGATTACCGTGGATTAATGAGTGATGGCGCGATTAAACAAATTCAAAAAGCTGATTACTGGAATAATGAAAACTTCACTGTTATAGATAAATACGTCATTGTCACTCGTTGTCTTGAAGATGATCATCCAGAAGAAGATTTTAAAGATGTTGATGGCGTAACTATTTTATTCGCAGAGCAGCTGGAAAGTTTATTGAAAGATATTGCTACGGGGTTCATTGGTTTAGATAGGAATTAATGTCTAGGTTCTTCCGAAAGAGCAAATTGTGCTAACGAGTCAGACTCTCGGGAAATAAAAATTTTTCGGCTCTCTTAGCCACCACCACCGAGGTTGGCAATTTAGACCATTTTCGGTGGTGGAGGGTAGAGCGTGATGCGTAACGTAAAACAATATTATTTATGGTAAAATGATATTGCTAATTATTAGATAAAGAATGGACGATGATGAAAATTAAATCATTATATATATTAGGATGTATGCTGTTAGTTGGTTGTAAAAGTGGAACCGATGATCAGAAGATAAATCCTGACTCTCTCATAAATAAAACAAATATATATGCTGCATATTATGCTGGTAATTTTGGGCGAGCATATATGTTATCTCAAGCATTTTCAGAAAATAATTCAGATAGTGTAATTGCTTTAGGTAGTCAAGGTCAGTTACCCTTCTATTATAAAACAAGTGAAGGTTCTCAATTTAAAGTAATAAAACAAGATCAAGATTATAATAAGATAAGTGATATCATTATTAATAATTCAAAAGGTGATAATAATAATGATTTGTATATAGATATTATAGGTATCTCTGAGGGACATGTTTTAACTGATGAGGCTCTTAGTCATTTAAAGGATGTTTTTATTGTCCCTGAAGGTACTTCATTTTTTGGGATTGATAAAGGTCGGATTGACAACATAATTTCATTTTCTAAAAGAGCTAAAGAGAATGGAGTTAAAAATGTTAAAATAATTCTCTGGGATAGTATTGATATTCCAAAGTTGTTAAAGTCATCGGCTGAAATATCTCGTCTTCCAAATCATGGTATTGAGTTCGAATTATTTAATTTTATGGACCTATCAAAAAAAGTCAAATTATTACATAATAATGAAGGTCTTTTATCATCAGCTATTTATACAGGAGCTATTAATAAATCCATTACTCAAGGTGATGTTTTTATTAAAAATGATAGCTTTGATGAAAATAAAGAAAGTGTTGTTTTATTAGGTAGTTATACAAGAAATGAAATTAATACGTCAAAAACAAATCAAATTGATATATTAAAGAAAATGGAAAGCAGCGTTGACCTGAAAAAATATAATATAATATTTAAAGGCCATCCAAGTGAAGTATCTGTGAATGAATGGATTAAAGATAATCCTAGTTTAACATCAGCATCTTACTTTAAAAGTTTTCCTTATGAATTATGGAATGTTATTGGTGGTGGAGATCATAAGTATATTTATAATGGTGTGAACTATAATTTGTTTTTACCTAAACCGCCTAGTGAAATCTACAGTATATTTAGTACTGCTTTGTATGGTGAAGATGCTAATAAAATAAAAATAATACTTGGTTATAATAAAGTTAAATTAGAAAATTCAGAATATATACTGACTAGTGAAATTGATAGATCTGCAGTAGAAGACTTGGGTGAGTATAATCGTTGGGTTGATTTTACAAAAAATACTAATGTTCCTTTCGTTCAAGCTTATGACTGGATTAATAATATAGAAAAATAATCTATTTAGATGTTAATATAAAATGAAGCTATGAATTATTAAAAGACTACTAGTTAGTAGTCTTTTTTCTTGATCTGTAATTAATATAGATATACGAGACTAATGGAATTAATATGAGGTTTGTCCTTGAAATGTCCTAGGTTATAAATAAAGTCATTTAGTTATTGTAAATGGTTATAAGCAACGTATTAGAGTCAATCTAACAAAGTGAATCTTATGTGATCCGAGACTACGTAACGCCCAGATGCAACAAAAGCCGCTTAAGCGACCTCTTAGAACCATGCAAATTCGTGATTTCTTAATTATGTCTAATATCACTTACCTAGAATACAAATACAAAAAAACGCTATAATGGACGGTCGTTTCTGCTAATGGAGGCAGAGTAAGTATTGCCCAATCTAGACCAGTGAGTTGTCATAAGGCTCTGCCACTTAAAGTGGCTATATGGATTATATTATTACTGTTTGATACAGCTAAAGCTATAACTGCTACCGTCTGCCGGTGGATTGGCAATTGGCTTCACAGTTAATAATATAGTTCCAAGCTGCTGGGTAGTAAAGTAATTAGGAGCGTGTAATACATGGTAATTATAACCAAAACTACCATTCACATTAGACCATCTTTCCATTGTTCCAATCCAAGCATCAGGAGAGGATACCTTTAACTTGTGAAACTCACTAGCACAATACTTTGAAAAGTAATACATAGAGTCTGCCGTATCATTAATCTCTTCAATAGAAGATGCAAATACACTCGTTGCACTCGTAAGCAATAATGAGCCAATACAAAGTGATCGTAACATAATTTATATATCTCTTTTTCGTAAATAGTAGTGATTGTTATTATCATTTGTGTTGTAGCTATAATCAATCATACGAATGCATTTATGTGATTTGAGCGCGTTTTATATAACTTTCAGGAGGGAAACTTATACAGAAACCATCATTTTATTATTTAACCAGTTTTATTAACCATAAATAGCTGTATTTAACATATTGAACCTTATGTGATCCGATACCACATAACGTCCAGATACAACAAAGGCCACCAATGGCGACCAATGGCGACCTTTATGGAATTCGTATAACAAATATTATGACTTACTGTACGTAATTCAAATCACCATCAACAAATCCTACAGTAAGTGCCTTCGCTAATTTTAATTTATTTACATTTTTAGAATTTGAAGAAAGATAGGATTCTGTAAATGATATAATATTTAACTCAGCTTTTTGCCATGAATCTTCAAATAACTCATCAGAAATCTGTGAAATCCTTTTAACTGGAATCCAATCCTCATTACACGCCCAATCATCATCATCTGGTGTATATTCACTCGAACCAATTATTTCGATGTTAAATGGTGACTCATAAATATTTATATTGAAGGCAATAATATCATCTGGGATTTCCACATCTAATTGAAGATCAATCCATTCAATAAAATCTGTTTTATTTTTAATCATGCTGATTTCCATACTTATAAATACAACCACCGATTACGAGTCGTTACCTCACTTATTATACCTGTCAAATAGCCCCAAGAAACGATTTTAAGACCACAAAGGCCATTCACTCGACAACCTAGTATGACTTTTCTCTAAAAACAGCTCTATTTAACAATATGCATCTAATGTGATCCGATACTATGTAACATCCAGATATAACAAAGGCCGTCTTTCGAAGGAGATTATCTAACTGCCACATTAAACGCGAAGATAAATTCGCGGATAAAGTACATCTATCATCACTGATTGCAATTGAGTGCATATTAAGCCATCGATCACAGTTTGTATTTTCTAAATAACGTAATGTCAACATGTTGTTAATGTCATATTGACATTACGAAACATTTTATAGGCTGGTGAAAAATGAAACTAAATTCTTATGTTATCGCGGCGATTCTTTGCGGGTCATCATTGGGAGTTACACAATCAGTTATTGCGAGTGACCTTACGTATTCGCCCGAATCGACACAGCATCTTACTATGCCTTCTCTTACCGCAAATATGAATGTTATCCCTTACTCTTATTTATTGTCTGGTTTTACACTATATATTGATATTGATGGTGCTACCTTTAATACAACGAATGCAAACGATTTTCGTAATGCAACAACGTTATCTACTCCAAATCGTGTTACTCCTTATGGGGCTACAGAGTCAAGTATTCGCTATCGAATAACAGCCCTAGATGATCTTCGAGCCGTTAATTCTATTACACTAACTATTGATCAAAGCGTTTTATCTGTACCTAATTCTGTATCTATAACGATTCCTGTATTTCACGATATAGCGCCACCAGATACTCCCCATGAAGAAGCTAATACTGTCGCTTCACTGACTGTAGATTCTGTTGATGCAGCTGATTTCTTAATCCCCAAAGGGACTGTTTATACAATAATCTTGAATGATGGTGAGTTTGTTCCAGGATGTTCAGATGTTATAAAGCATAGCATTATGAATACCAGTAATATTCGGGATATGGTAACAATCTGGCATAAGTCAAGTAATGAAGTTCAATTTGTTCTTAGTGGAAGTAATCATCTTCCGAACAGCGCTAATTGGAATTTTGAATTAACTCCCGATACAACGACATTAAATAATACGTTGTATATAAGTACTCCTATTAATCACTAATTTTAGATTATAAAGAAGAGCTGTAAATAATTATGGCTCTTCAATTCATAGCAATCCCTTCAAGTGATTTTGGGATTAGTTTTATTTACTGTGCATTTGATCAGTTATAATGAAGCATGATGATTTGAATTTTCTAATTGTATTAAATAAGACTGATTAAATACATTTCTTACTTTCTACATCCTCTAAAAAGCATTAAATGTAAGAAAACACCGCCAAGCTCATAATATATAAAGACTATATCGAGTATGATAAATGTATTTTATGAGTATATTTTTGCGTGAAAGTAAGAATGCTTATTAATATACAGTTAGACTATAGGATAATTTTATGAACGAAATTCATATTGATTGGCGTGGGCCATTTAGTCTGTCTGCGGCTAAAAAAAGTCAAAGTTAAATTCTGGGATTTATCAATATTATGGAACTCATCCTGTTTATGGTCCTGATGCTTTACTTTATCTAGGTAAAGCTTCTGATGGAACTATAGATAGTAGATTAAACGACCATATTCATGACTTGTGGAGTTCAGACCCAGTTAAAATCTATATTGGAAATATTATTTCAGAAGAAAAACTTAGCGATCAAGAGTGGGTAAGCCAAATTGAAAAGGCAGAGAAAATATTAATTTATACACATACTCCAGCATGGAATTCATCAAATATTAAATCAGTTAAATCAGTTAAATCAGTTAAATATGATGAATTAATGGATATACATATTCTAAAGCAGCTTTCTTTTTTGCTGTTTGCCAATAATCTTGTAGTGAACGATCGTGAACCTTTTGGCTATTAGGGCGATGAAGTACAAAGTTAGTTTGCTTTTCAGCTAACGTTTCCGATAGGGTGATTGCTTCACGTAAGCGTGGTGACCACATCTTGATTTGTTTTTTACCAGTCTTAGATTGAGTAATGAAAATACCATCATCTAATAAATGCGAGTATTCAAGTTTTAATATGTCACCTTTACGAGCCGCACATAAATAGGCCAGTTCCATTACAATTTTGGTGATGGTATTAGCGCATTGGTAAACAGCAAGATATTCTTCATCTGTAATATAGCGATCACGTTGATTGGCTGAAAATTGTCATTGCCGAACACTTATTGAGTAGGTTCTTAAAACAGGTATACCTAAGGGGATAGTAGTGTGATTCATCGAGAGGTTCGTATCATTGGTGCAGACATTTTTGTAAGTAAAAAAGTAACGCTCATGAGATCTAAATCTATAGATGTTAATCTAATTTCATCTTATGTATGATTGTTGATGTTTCAATAGGAATGATTTTTTTTCTTCATCTAGAGTGTCTAGTACATCATTAATAGATAATTCAGTGTCACCACCTAGTAAAATTTTCTTTGATTCAAATGCTTCCAACATGTGATTCATTGCTAATAGTGCGCCGTCGCTTTGATTAAGTTGTGCAAGACGTATTATTCCTTTATTTTTAACCGTGAAGTCCGTTGTGGTGAATTCTTTTTCTATATCATTGCCATTAATACTTAACGCCTGTCTATGTGGTAATAATTCTCCCTCTGCTTTATTTTCCATTACATCAGCTATTACATTACCCATATTTCTAATTATTTTTTGTGTATGTTGATTAGGTTTAATGCCCATTTAATTTGCCATTTTTATATTAGTTTCTTTATAACCGGCCACGAGTGTAGTGGGAATATTTATTCTGTGTCAAAATGACGAGAAATACCGTATGTATCTATTAAATTAAAGATAAAATCTACTTTTTTTGAATTTAACGCAACACAATTTAACTTACATGTATCTATTATCATTTGTATTTTATAGAGCTCAATTGCGGTTAAATTATCTTTCGGTCTTAATATACGTTTATCACCATTACTGTGAACAATGGTTAATTCAGATGGTACTTGAATTGAATCAGTATCAGCAGGTGTATACTGACTATGAGCATGTATATGTTTAGGAGTGACTTTTTTATTTATTTGCATGTTGTTAATTCCTCAATATTAAAAATGGTACCTATATCATAAGATATAAAATTGGATATTTCTTTTTTTTCTGTCGTTACTAACATTTCTAAGCTTATGTTTAAATCCTTAGTTTCTCCCTTATAAGTTATTGAGTATTTGAGCGTACTATCTTTACCTAAGTAGTGATCCATTGCATCGGGTCTATTGCATTCGATATATTCTGGATCTATAGCTCGTTTAATAATAAAAGCTACACTGCTAGCCATTTTGTTTATATCATTATTGTCGAGTATTGTTTTTCCCACTTAAAACACCTTAAAATTTATATCTTGAACGGTTACTTTCTTTAATCATTTTCTCCTGGAAATTTGCTGAATAATGAATGCCAACGTTAAGCAAAATTGCTGCTAACAGTGGAATCCAAGAAATAAGGCCATACGCATAATAAGACGCGATTAATAAAATCCACGCGTATACAAATAAAATATAATCTTTAGTCTTGAAGCCTGCACTGATAAGCTTTAAAGCTAAAATCACATATAACGCTCCAACTGAATAAACAAATACGTGCATATGTTACCCCTAAAATTTAACGAATTATTTAGTTGTTTTTAGCAATGCTCATATTTCCCCTTTAAGTTATCTGCTATAAATTGAACAATTTATCTTAACTCGTAATACCCTAAAAAAGGCTAGAATCTTGTGCCACTATCTATTTAAGTGCTA